GTCTGCCTTGTCTGCATTCTTCAGGAAGGCAATACGCCGGGCGCGGGTGAACTCCAGCGCGTCGCGGGTTGTGGTCTGGCTGCTGTCTACCCATTCGCAAGATGCACGCAGGTACACGTCTGAGCCGGTGTAAAAGCCGTCAAGCTTTGTCGGCTTCAGCGCCTCGGTTATGATCGTGCCCAGGGTTATATTGTCCGGGTTGCTGGTGTTGGTAGCGTAATCGAAATCGAAGTCAGCCAATCGGCCCAAGCCGTCTACGGCGGTAAGGTCGAAGGCAAAAGGATAATAGCGGTTTTCAAATACGCATAGGTCAGGTAAGACCGTGCCGACCCACCACAGGGTTCCGGCCCGGTAGATGAGGACGTTGTATTTTAGCTCCGAAGACTGAGCCAGGCTGTCAAGAAACGTTTCCTCGGTGCTGTTGTTTACAAGCCAATGGATTACAGCCTTGCTGCTGCGGATGGGGTTTTCACCAACCCGTGAGCCGTCGCCCTCCCATGTAGCGGTAAACCCGGGGGTTGCCACGGTGAACGTGTTTACGCTGCCTGAATAGCTGGCTTCGTCGATGTCTACTTTCCAGCGGACTGCGTTAATGTCATCAAATTCTGCGCGGTACTTGATACCCATCAGCGAACCCTCCCCCTATTTGTTTCGGCCCTGTCAAGCATGATTAACAAGTCCTGACCGCTTACGCGGGTCGTCAAATTGCCGCCGCCGCCGATCATGTCCTTAAGCTTGTTCAGCGGTGCCACTACTTCTGGGTTGCTGCGGGCGCCTGGGTACTCACCCATAAGGCCCAGGGTCGGGCCGGAGATAATCCCGCCGTCGGCGAACGGGCGGATGCCGGCGGGTTGATTGTTAGAAGACGTACTGCCTTTGGATTTCCGGCCCTCGATACCTTTCTGCATGATGCCCTTCACCGCGCCTGCCGCAACGATAAGCGCGGCACCTGCGATAATTGCGCCGGCTGGCTGTGTGAATAGCAGCGCTTGAAATTTCTGCGAGGCAAGGCCCGCAGCCATCATAGCTTGTCCAAGCGTCTGCATGAATCCGGCGAGGGTGGATAACAGCGCGTCGCCGAACTTCGCCAAGGGGTCTTCAGCGCCTGCGACGATGTTCATCGCAAGGTCACCAAGCGCCCCGGCCATATTGATGGCCATTTGTTTGATGCCGCTGTCGAGGGCGTTGCCAATGTCGCTTGCGATTTGGAAAGACCTTTCAGATACGCCTACTCGTGCGTAGTCGAATGCTTCGTGAATTTTGGCGCGAAGGTTTTCTTTGAAGTTCACCGTGCCAAAATCTACATCTATTGGAAGCACCGTGGGTGCCATTGCTGCTTTGTCCGCATCAACGGCTTGCTGCACATGGTCTTTTAACTGCTGTGTTATTCCGGATTTTTGTTCAAGTTCCGGTACAACCTCAATCGGTACTTTGATTTTTGGCGCGGCGGATTTGCCAGCGGCAGGCTTCGCGGCGGGCGTCTGCTTTTTATTCAGCTCGTCAACGGATACGCCGGTCTCCTTAATTATCTTGAGAATCTCTTCGCGCTGCTGTGCTACATAGCTTAATTCTTTATTGGTGTTTGCCAACAATTCGCGCTCGCGTTTTGTCGCGCCTTCAACTACGCTTGCGCTTTCGCCGGCCATGCGCATAGACGTGGCCTTAACGTTTTGCATATCGCGCTCGCGCTGTATCTCAAGGTCTAATTCTTTCGCCGCAATTTCTGAAAGCTTTGCCAGCGAGGCCTGTGCTTTTGCGCGTTGGTAAATTGACGTATTAAGCTTGTCAATCTCTTTCTTTAATTCCGCGCTTTTAGTCTTGTCTAAATCTACGTTGGAAAGGTAGCCGGGGTACTCCTGCTGCAACTGCTTGAGCGCCGCGTTGCGATTCTCGCGGGTCTGCGTTTCGTCTTTCAGAACTGCAATCAGCGCAAGGCTTCCGCCGTATTCGCTTTTCAGCTTTTCGCTCGTGGCCTCTGCAATCTCGTTGCGCACCTTCATAGCTTGCGAAACCTCATAGGTTTTCTTAGCCATAAGGGCGTAAGCGGTTGCGGCCAATGTAATGACAGCAATCACCGCGCCGATGCCAGATGCGCTTTGTAAGAAGTTCAGCGCTTTTTGTGCAGCAGCCGCGCCGTTGATGCTTTTAGTCAGTGCCGTAACTGTTCCTTCGAGGGCGACTATGCCCTCTATGCCGGCGCTCATTGCCATAAGGCTTTGCAAGGTTGCCGTAACTTCCGCCGCGCTCTTTGTGTCCATTCCCAGCAGGTGCATCGCGCCTTGCATACCAGCAATGGCTTGCGTTGCTTGACCAAACCCAATGGCTGCCAGCTTCGCCTTGCCTTCCATGTCAGCCGCCATGATAGCGTCCTGGACATCTTCCATCTTACGGCGGGCTGCAATGGCCTGTTCGGTGACCTGCTTAAATCCTGCGCTGCCAGCCTCGCCCATTTGCATATAAGCGCCGGCAAGGTTGGTAAGGTTGCGGTTCTGCTGCTTCAGATTCGCGCCAGGGTCGGATGCGCCCTTAAGCAGGCGCTCCATAGATTTCTGCGCCTTCGCGGCTTGTTTCTCCAGACTTTGGGACGTGCCTTGAAACGCCTTGACCGCATCGTCAAGACCTTTCTTCAGCGCCTCTGTATTGGCGCCGATTACAATGTTTAAGCTATCTACTCCGCCGCGTTCTGCCATCGTCTATTAGCGGTGATAGTTCACCTCAAACTCAGTCTGAATAAGATATATCTGGTCGTTGCCGGCGCCGTCTTCAGGTAGGTGTGTTTCGCCCAGGTATTCGATATTCGCCACTGCCACGCCGTCGAATGTGCCTTGCCGCTTGTCAAGCCCGGTGCGTATCGCCTCTGCAATGTCCTGCGCCTCGGTCATGGTTTCGGCGTAGATGGACAGCTGGATTTGTGCAAAGTCGAAATTACTCGCGCTGTCCTTTTGCGGTTCGGGCCGGTTGCTGAGCAACTGATGCGCTACATACGGGTAGGCTGTGGATTGCGGAGCGCGGACAGGGAATACCTTATTCGCTGGTATCTCGGCTGTTATTCCGGCCGTGTTGGCCATCAGGTAGTGTATTGCCTTTACTGCTTTGTTCATGGGGTTCGGTTTTCGGTTTTATCTGTTTCGGGAATCGCTTGTCGTTGTTAAGCGTTTCCTGTATTCTCTTTAGTTCATTCAATCTTTGCCGCCTTTCCTCCGGCCATTCCAACAGGTCGGTAGGCTTGACCGGGTTCTTCGCGTGGATGTTCCAGATAGCCGCTGCCAGCCACCGTGTTCTATTCCATGCATCGCGCTGCTCCCTCTCGGTTGCCTTGCGTTTCCCATCCCACGCCAGCCTAAACCATTGCGGGCAGGCTTGCTCCATGTCGGTCGGCTTGAGGCCCAGTTCGCCGTAGGCTATCCGCTCGATGTCCCACGCGGTCAGACCGTTGGCGGCAACAGCTCCCCCGGTGAGGTGGCCTCGCTTTCCGCCGTGTCGGCTGGCTGCTCTTTGGCTTCGTCGGCTCCGGTGAACTTGGCCCATGCTTCGCTGAACGCGGTCAGGCTGGGTGCAAGTTGTTCCAGGCTTTCAATGGCCTCCAGCAGTTCGTCCGGATCGCCGAACGGTTTCGGCTTGCCGGACTTGACCGCCCCTGACACAAGCCCGGCCCAAGCCACGGTGGCGGTAAATTCCACCATGTCTGCGAGGTTTTGGCTTGTGGCTTTTTCGCTCAGTTGGGTTGCGTCGATTTTCATCGTGCGCAGGATGCGCGTAAGCGCCGCCACAGGGTAGGCGATTGGATAGGCTTGGTTTGCGATAGTCAGCTGCGTCATGTGTCAGGTATTAGGATACGTTGCCGAGAGTGATTGTGCCGGTCATCTGCATGGTGCAGCTGAAGGTCGCGCTCTCGTTTTGCGGGGCGCTTGCCGATACGCTGCTGATAAGGACGGAGCTTTCCAGGTAGTCGTCGCCGGTGCTTTGGCTTGACCAGCGGATGGTAAACGCGGTACCTGCGAGCGCATCGGTAACCAGGTCATCAAAGCTGAGGCCCTGAGTCGATACCGAAGCCTCGTATTCGAACAATCCTTCAAATTGAAACGTCCCGCCTTTTTCGCCGGCAACGTATTCCTTAAAGCCGCTGCTGTCTTTGGTGGTGATTTCAATCATGTCGATGCTCAGGTCGGCGCCAGCGGCGCGGCCGTTTGCAATCTTGGTGTAAGCCGGCCCTGCGGCTACTTTGTACAACCCAATCAGGGTTCCGTTTACTATTCCGGTCGTTGCCATAATGTTTTATTTTTTGTCGTTAATGTTTAACTTTTCGCGCACCCTCTTGATTATATTCTGAGATACACGGGCGCGGTGCATCTCAAATGCTGGGGCCATGAAAGGCCGGGCTGTGCGGCGGATGGATTTTCCGCCGTATTCCACAATATGCGCATAGTAGGCGGACGTGCCGCGCTTCTTGCCTTCGCCCCTGTAGTTAACGCCAATCAGCGCTGTAGTAGGGAAGCGTGCGTCGTTCTTGCGGATGAATCCGATTTGGCTGCGAAGCAATCCGGATGCGACCGGCACACGGGCGCGGGCGCTGGCTACAATTACCTTTGATTCCTGTCGCACAATACGACCCACCACCTTATCGGCGGCGCGGTCCTTGACCTTGCGCAGGTTTTCGACTACCAGCCCGACACCTTCAATTTTGAAATCTATCATACCTGTCGGGTTGCGTCAAGTTCGAGATAGGCGCGGCGGTTCACTTCGCGCACGTTTTTAATGTCGTAAACAACGCCTTCGTATTGCAGGCGGTCGGCGGCGTTTACGCCGGACATCCATCGAATTACGAAGGTCGTTTTATTCTCAGCCTCCAGCTTATCGCCGTTCGTGCGCTCGGATGCGCGTTCGGGTTTTATTGTGGTCGGCACCCGGTCGGCGTAGGTCGTCCACGTCTTCACAGCTTCGCCGATTGCGTTCTGCGTTGTTGTGAACCGCTGCAAGGTTAGCTGTCTGTCCATCCGTCCGGGGTTCATACGAAGCGCTGAAGTTTATAAGGGTTTAACAGGAAGTCCGAGCCGCGTGACAGGGTTGTTTGGATGGTACCGATGACGGCGTTTTTGCGCTCTTCGTAAAGGTCGGTCAGGTTCAGCAGCACAGCGGCACGGATAGCGCCGGGCAGTGTGCCTGGTACCCATCCCATCTGCGTATTATATTGCACCCCGTCGATGCGGTCTTCGTATGTATTCGGTAGGGTTGTCTCGTCGTTCCATCGCAGCACAAGCCCGGTCTCGTGGGCCTTGTAGGCGTAGTTGGAACTGGCGAAGGTGGTCAGGGTATTGGTGTTTTCCGCGTAGTACTTGATGCTGTCCAGGGAAACAAACCGGCCCGGGAAATCCAGGTCGGCATTAATCCATGTGTAGGACGTAAATTGTACGTTTGTCAGCCGGATAGGGTAGCCGACGTAGTTTTCGCAGACGTCAAAAGCCGCGTCAAGAATAGCCGCAATATAGCCGTCCTCGTCTGTGTTGATTAAACGCAGATGGTCTTTGCAGTCCTGTAGGGAGATGTAAGCGGACGCGGGCTGTATGGTGCTGACGATGCGGCGGTGCATGGTTATCGTTTGCGCTGAGGTTTCGCTGTTGCGGTTTCGGCTTTCGGTTTGGCTGTTGCGGTTTCGGTTTCGCCCGGTTCGTTGTGAAGCTCAGCGGCACCTGCGTC